CGCCGGCCGCGTCACGAAGCTGACCGGACTCGTCAGCTCGCGCTTGTGCATCACGGACTTGCTGTGTTAAGGGAAGCGGTGCATCACCACCTTCACTTTCTTGCGCCTCTGTCGGTTGTGTGTTATACGGGTTCAATATTGCCATTTGCTGGAGTTGTTCGTTGAAAATCTCCTGTTGCTTCGCTTTCACATCCTCGACACCAAGTCGGCGCATCGCGCCAGCTTGCGACTCAAGCCTGTTCGCCATTTCTTCGCCCAGCAACTCGACAAGCTCTTTGCGGTTGTCAGGCAACGGAAGCGCAAATTTAATCTCCGAGCGATAATCATTGATTCGGCGAACCAAGTCCTTGTCGTAAGCAAAATTCGGAGCGTTTAAACGGGCTTGTAGATAGCGAATGGATTTTTCATGTAACTCTTGTAAACCATATTCCCACGTAATCCAATGTTCTTCTGTGTCGAGAATAATGTCATGGAACAACACTTGAAGCGCGTCGCCGTTCAAGCCGCCGAAATTCAGTTCTTGCGGAACGACTTGTGGGAGGCTTGAGATTTCGTGCATCGCCGCTTTGACGCGCATGTATTGGTCTTTGAACGCCTCTTTCCAGCGGAAGCCGCTTTCGACTTTTTGAATCGACGGGCTTCGCGAATCTGTGTCTCCCCGCGCCTCGATTACCGCTCCCGGCGCAATCCTCATTTTCTCCGCCGTTCCTTCAGCCGCGTTAAGCACGGCGGTAATCGGGAACATTTCAAACTTAATCGAGTCGATTGCATCTTCGTTTAGCTGATTCAAAACGTCGTTTTGCTCGCGAAGCGCCGCCACTTCGGACTGCGAGTCGGCCTCGGCCAACAGGGTGTTGACCGGAAACATGACGACTGGAATAAAATCCAGCCCCATCGGTGCTTTCGGCTGAATCTGTTCAAACAACGACAAATCCTCGGCAAGATAAACCGCTTCTTCGATGTAACACTGTCGGTTTGCGCCTTCGCCTTCTAGCGTGAACGTTTGTTTTTGAATCGCTTCTTTTTCCTCGCCGTCCACCTCGACAACTTTTTGCCGCAGGAAGTGGCACGCGATCAATTCCTCAAAATCGTCGTCGGAGAAAATCGGGATAAACTCCGTGTCCGGCCGAAAAATCCAACGCAACCGCCCGGTGTTCGGATTAAACGCGATTTTACAAACAACGCGGTCGGCGATTAATCGGTCACGCGCGGCCTGCAACAGCTTCGACCGCATATTATTTTCACGCCACAGCTGATTCAACAGCCTTTCGTAACCTTCTGCGATTTCGTCCGCCTGTCGCTGTTCCGCCGACGGCTGATAGTCCGGTTTCAACGTCTCAAATGGGTCGTCGACTTGCTTTCGCGGCACAACCACCGCGTGCTTGCCACCCATTTGCCAACGGGCTTTGCGATCAATGATCGCCTTGAAGTAGTTTGTGGCGTATCGGGTCGGGTCGTAATCGAGTCCTGGCGGTCGGCTTAATTCTGACGCTCGCACCAATTCGCCGCTTTCATTGCGGTGCTGTTTTCCGTCGTAGTATTCGTAGTTTTCGAACTGCACGCGCAATCGCTCAACCGTTTCTCTGCCTAACGCCAATTGAAACGGCGCGAACAGTAGCATGTCCATGTCGTCAGGCGACATGATATTGTAATCCGCAACGAACTTTTGAAATCTGCCGGCCACTCGTTCGACCTCCTTTCCGTTATCTCATTCGCTTGTTCGTCATTCGTATCATCGACGTGTTTGACTTCGCGGTTGTATACGCCATCGCTACCGCATCCGGGAAGTCGTCGTGCCGGTGCATCGGATACATCAAAAATTGCTCCATCGCTTCGACCGGCAAATTGCGTCGAAATCGCAATCGACCGCTTTGAATTTCCGGCAACAGCGCCTCAATTCGCAAGGCCTTGCGGGTGCGTTGTTTAATTTGTTTAACGCGTGTGTGGCTCGGATAGCCTTTTCGTTGCAACTCCTGCGACAGTCGGTCGGCGAACCATTCTTGCGCCTGTTGCGCCTCAACGCCAAGCGCTTCGTATTGGTAGCGCAACGTGTACTCGACCGCCTTTTGCAACAACCTGTCGGGGTGACACCGCTCCATAAATACATCGAACACATAACAGGTGCCGGTGTCGACATTTTTTGCCACCGTGACGATGACGGAGTAGTCGCCTTTTTCTTTCCCCATCGCGAAGTCGATCGCGCCATAAAAGCGCAGGTTTTTGGACAACAATTCGTCGGGGTCGACTTCGATGAAGAACTCCGGCTTGAAAATTTGCCGTTCTTCGTCTGTCGGGTTGTTTTGATACTCTTGGTTGAATGTTTTTACGCCGTCTTCTTCGAGTTTCACCATCAAGTCGTAATACGACCAATAGCCCGGCCACAAGATTTTCGCGCCTTTCAACATTTCTTCTTCGTTAGCCTCGTAAAACGCGCGGGCTTTGTCGGCGGCGTCCGGTTCGTCACTGCGGTAAATGTCACGCCATTGTTGCCACAAGTCTGTTCGCTCGGCGAACGATTCCACGGCGGCGAACTTGCGCGACTCAAAATCGCGACGTTCTTCGATGACGTAATGCAACAGCGAGCCGTAACACAAAATCGTGCCAAGGTATACACAAATCCCGTCACGGTCGAGTGCCGGCAACATTTCCTCGCGAAACCACTGCTTCGACTTTTCGATCAAATCCGGCGTGTTTGTGGACGCGAGCGACTCTAAATCGTCGAGGATAAACAAGTCTGGTCGCGAATTGCCGTGCCGCAAGCCGCGTGTTTGCGTTTGCAGTCCCTTCGCTTCGACTTTCGTGCCGCTTGTCGTGATGTATTCATAGCGATTGTCCACTTCGTTTTTTGCCGGCCGAACGTCAAGCAATTCGCCAAAATCAGCGCGCAGTTTTTCGTTAAATTTGAGTTGGTAACGCCCCCACGTTACGAAGCCGGAGGCGACTTCGGTTGTTTCGGAGAACAAAACAATGTATTTGCGGTGGCGATAAACGACTTGGTGAACGAGGAAAATATTCGAAATCCACGCCGTTTTCGCATGCCGGCGGGGACATGCCCACGCGACGTGCTTCTTTTGAATGCCGGCGACAATGTCGTCAAAGAGGCGGCACAGCTTGCGGTGAAACTCTGCGGCATTTTCAAACGTCGAGCCTTCGGGGATAATGTTTTCGGGATTGTTGGGGTTGCGTTCTTCGCTAAAATATTCGTAGCCGAAATAGAGTACGTCGCGCTCGCCGCGGTGAACGCGCCGTAGTCGCGCGAGTTCGTTTATCAGAAACTCCATGCGGTCAAGATCGGAAACGGTTGCTTTGTCCGCCTTAATTAATTGCGCCAACAACAGCTGTTCTTGCTCGTACTCGTCGATGAGTTTGGCGCGCTCGTCATACTTGAGCCACCGCCCCTCACCCGTTGCGGCATCAACGACCCACGCCACTGTCGTCGCCGCCTCCTTCGAGGCGCTTCAGCAATTCGGCTTTGCGTTCTTCGAACGACGGCTGGTCAGCGTCGCCTTGGCGAATGGTGATTTCGCTTTGCTCGGCAAGGTCGCCAATCCGCTTCAAGAACAATTCGATACCTTTTACCGAGCCGCGGTCAATTGCGTCAATCAACTTGCGATAGACGAACGCCAAATGTGTGTCGATGAACTGTGACGCCAAATAGTTTTTATACGCGATAAAGTTATCGTCGCGGTGATTCCAGTTATACAGCGTCTTGTCGCAAATACCGACTTCTTTCGCGATTTGCTCAAGCGTTTTCCGCTCGTGCTTCGGTGCGAACTCGCGCTCAACCATTGCGATTGCGGCTTCGCGTTGTTTCGGGCGGAGTTTAGATTCGTCAAATTTAAACAAATGCTTTGCGGACATTCACGCTCACCTCCTGCGAAAACGTGTCCGGGTTTTTAAATTTTGTCGGCAATTTTTGCGCGTCCGGCGCGCGGCGGCCGGCGGACATACCCCCGGGGGCTTCTCGCCGCATTTACTTCCGATAAGATGCATTATGTCAACTCGCCACAGGCGGCGAAAACCGCGTAAAATCAACGTTTTTGGCCGTTCGCGGCCTTGTCGCGGGTCATTCCGGTTGACATAATACGGCAGGCTGGCGGCGGTTTTTTGCCGGCCGGCTGGCGGCTTGCTGATCGGCTTCCCCCTCGAGGTTTTTCGGCGTCCGGCTGGCGTGGACGGCCTGCC